AGCAGCTGATTTCCACCTTCAGGAGAGCCCATGTAATGGCTGGCACTACCGATTTCGTCGGCGTTCGCGTCTTCTCCAATCTCTCCTCGACAGTCGCCAAGATCGACACGCGCGACAGCACGGTCATCGCGATGGCGTCGCCGGCTCCCGAGGCCGACGACACGGCGTTCCCAGTCGGCACGCTCGTGCGCCTCTCGACCGATGACCCAGTACAGGTCGCCAAGCTCGGCGAAGGTATCGCACTCGATGCCGTCAATCAGATCGCTTCCGAAGGTATCGTTGCCGATATCATCTTCCTGCGCGTGGCACATTCCATCTTGACTGACCCGGCCGCCAAGCTGGCGGCCGAGACCAACTCCCTCGTCGGTTCGGCAGCACTGAAGACTGGCGTGTGGGCCTTCCTCGACGCCAAGAGCCAGCTCGGCCTGGAGCCCGGTGTGATCATTGCGCCCGGCTACACCTCGCAGCGCGTCGGCGGCGCGGCCAATGCCGTGGCTGTCGCCATGTCTGCCGTCGCCGCAAAACTCATCGACTGCATGGTGATCGTCGACACTCCTACCACCAGCCGCGAAGACGCGGCCGACTACGCGGCTGACTTCGCTACCGCCCTGAACGTCATCGCCTGCTATCCGCAAGTGATCGTCAACCTCGGTGACGGCAACGTGGTCCGTCCGATGTCGCCGCACGTGGCGGCCGCAATGGTTCGTCGCGATAAGGAAGTCGGCAATCCCTACAAGGCTTTCTGGAACCGGCCGCTGCAGGGAATCCTCGGACCATCCATTCCTGTCGGCTATGTCGACGGCGAGATCACGTCCGACGCAAACTTCCTCAACCAGGCCGGCGTCGGCACGATCATCGAGCAGAACTTGCTCTGGGCGCCCTTCACCACTGCAAGCGACCCGACCGTCGTGAGCTGGCGCTCGATCAAGCGCATCCGCACCCGGCGCGCGGTCGAGAAGGCGCTGCTTCGGCCGATGCGGCAATATGTGGCCGAGGATATCACGCCGCATATGGTGTCGCTGATCTATCGCTCGCTCGACCAGTTCATGGGCGACCTGGTCACGCTTAGTGCGTTGATCGACTACGAGCTGCTGTGGTCCTCGTCGATGAACCCGGCGACCATCCTCGAAGCCGGCGCGCTGCGCGTGAAGATGCGGTTTGCCGAAACCCCCGACCTAGTCGACCTGCAGATCTACACCGAGCCGCAGCCGGAAGCTTTCGACGTGCTTCAGTCCGCGATCGCCGCCGCCCTCTCGCAGCTCGGCCTCAACAACGTCCGCGTGACGGCATAAGGAGATTTCCATGGACCGCATCATTCACGGTTCCAACTGGTATTGCGGCGAGATCAACCAGCGCCTGCGCGTTGACGAAACGACGCTGCCTTCGCTCTCGCGCGACATGTCGTCCTTCGTCATGGGCGGCGGTTATTTCGGCCTGGAGCTTCCCGCCGAGATCCAGCCGCTCACCGCCGAGATGACTGTCAACGGCGCTCACGAGGATCTGCGCTCCCGCTTTGGCCGCGAGCCCGGCGACTGGACGACGGTCACCTACTACGAAAGCCTGCTCGACGTATTCCCGGCCGGCTCGGACGGCACCAGCCAGGGCGCCGGCGCACCGAAGCTCCACGGCCGCGTCGTCTTCCTCAAGGGCTTGCTCAACGAGTACACCCCGCCTGGCGTCAAGGGCCTGAAGGCATCGGGCGCCACGCGCCTGCGCTGGTCGACTATCGTGCTCTACCACGACATCTTCGACGGCAAGACCGTCCATAAGTTCGACCTGCAGAACAACGTCCTGATCATCGACGGCGTCAACTACACCGCCGAGCACAACCGGCTGATTTCGGCCTGATGAATACCAGAGAGCGCGCCCGGCTATAGGGCGCGCGCGGCGAAGGCCGGTCGCCGATCGAGGCGGCCGGCCACTTCTTTGACCCGAGGAGGCTTTTATGAGCGATATTCTCCGGGCGCCGATCGAGACGCCCATGTCGAAAAACGATCCCAAGGATGTGAAGGTGGAGAACATTCCGCTGCCGCCGCAGGCCATGTGGGCAGACCTGGACAATTCGACGGCCGCGCAGGCGGCTCCCGCTCCAAGCGAAATTCCGCCGCCGGAAGCGCCGCCACCATCCGCGACCTACTTCGGCAAACTGCGCGAGATATCCATCCCGCTGCAGTATCCGCTCGCCGTCGATGGCAACGAGATCAGCTCCGTCACCATCCGGCGGCTGACGCTCGGTGAGGCACAGGACCTGCTTGAGAGAAGCCGGGGACGCACGCTGATGCTCATGGAGATCTATGCGGCAATGACCGGTCTCTCCGAGACGGCGCTGCGCAGCCTTGATGACGAGGACGGGACGGTTGTGATCGAGGCGGCCTACGATTTTTTGCCCCCAAGGTTCAAGGCGGACGACGCGCAGCCGGCGACCTAACGCAATGGCGCAGCTACGTCGCCCGCATCGGGGCCTACCTGCATCGGCAAGTGGAAACGGACATGTTTTGGGACGAGCTGCTGCTTTGGTTTGAGGAGGCCCGGCAGGTTCATCAAGAAAGCTTTGGTCAGCTCAATGCCCTCTTTGGCGGTTTGAAACATGAATGACATTAACGTCGCGCTGCGCCTTCGACTGAAAAACGACCTGTCGCGCGAGGCGCCGAAGGCAGAACGCGACTTAAAGCACATCAAGCAGGCGGCCGACGCCCTCGGCAAGGCAGGCGGCTCCGGCAAGCTCGGGAAAGAAATTGCCGACATCCGGCGAGAGGCCGAAAGCGGTCGCAAGGCGGTTCGGGATCTCGATCGCGAGGCCCGCAAGCTCAACACCGTCAACACCAATGCGGTCGAACGGGAACTGAAGGCGGTCAGCGTCGCGGCAAAGACTGGATGGCGCGACATTCGTCAGCTGGAACGTGAAGGCCGAAACCTGCGCTCTATCGACCCGAGCAAGATCGATCGTATCAACAAGCCGGCCGGCTCTCTCGGCAAGACGATGGACATGCTGAAGAGCAGCGCCGGCGCCGCGTTTGGCGCCCTGGTCGCCTTCGCCTCCGTCGACAACATTATTCGCGGCATGGAAGACGTCGCCGATCGCGCCCGCAAGCTCGACCGAGAAATCGCCTCGGTCGCGGTGACGGCCGAGATGCGCTCACCGCAAGCGATTAAGCAGATCGGCACATCGAACGAAAAGCTATCCGTCCGCTACGGCATCGCGCAGCCGGCCGTCAACGACGCCCGCAAGACATTCGCGGCGGCGGGCTTTGGCCTCGATCAGCAGGAGGCGATCCTCGACCCGACGCTGAAGGCTGCCAAGGCCGGCGACAGTACCGGCGAGACGATGGCGGCCGCCGTCATCGCTGCACAGCAGGCCCTCGGCGTGAAGAACGGCGAGGTACCGGCCGCCCTAGACATGATGGCAAAAGGCTCCAAGCTCGGAAGTTTCGAAGTTGACGCGATGGCCAAAAACTTCCCGGCGCTCGCGACGATGTACGGCGGTACCGGCCGCAACGGCTTGCAAGGTTGGGCCGAGCTGATTGCCGCCGCCCAGGTCGTTCGCATGGGAGCGGGCACTCAGGACGAGGCTGCAACTAACCTGCAGAACATCATCTCGAAGCTCTCTTCACCGGATACTGTAAAGAACTTCAAGGAGAAGGGGGTCGATCTCGAAAAGCTGAAAAACAAGTCGATGAAGAACGGCACGCCCTACATGCTGGACGTGGTAGATGAAGTCATGCGCCTGTCGAAGGGCAATGAGTTCGTCATCGGCGAGTTGTTCGGCGACATGCAAGCCAAACAGGCGCTCGCGCCGCTGATCGGAAAGCGGCAGGTCTACACAGAATTTCTGAAACAGATCCTTGGCGAGAGCCAGGGCACCGTCGATGCGGACTATACCTTCTTGCACGATCGGCCGCAAGAAAAGGCCGATCGTCGGAACGAAGCTGCAAACGCCACCGGGAATAAGATCGGCACGATTTACGGAGCCGTTACGGACCCGTTGAAAGACCGCGTCGTCGGCGCCTTCAACTCCGACTATGCCCGCCAGGAGCAAGACTATCAGCGCACGCGCCTTCGCCAGCTCGGCCCGCTCGAACTCAGTAAGCGGATCGCCGAAATCGAGGCGCAGTTGTCAAAGCTTCCGCCTGAAATGCTCGACGGTTTCATGCCGGCGATCGGCGCGGTGCGCGGGCAAGGCAAGTCCAGAATTGAAGAGTTGAAGGCGGCCCTGTCGAGCATCGACGGCAGCTCGTCCCTCGAAGCCCGCGACGAGCGCGCCGGGCCGAGCGGCCTTCAGCGCTTCCTCTTCGGCCGAGCGGCCCAACCCGGCCTCAGCCTCAAGGATCAGCTCGGCATTGATCTGCGACCGGCGGCCGAGGATAGCATGAAGGGTTACAATGACGGCTTGGCGACCGAAGGGCAGAAAGCCGCACAGGAGGCCATGTCGATCGCCGATCGGATCAAAGCCGCCCTTGGCTTTACCGTCAGCCCAACGATTGCCCCTACCTTCATGCCCCCGGCGTCGACGGCGCCGGCAGAACCGAAAGGAAAGCAGGCCGCCTCGTTGCAGGTCCCGAGCACTGTCAAAGTCGCGCAGTATTTTCCAGGCGGCAACGCCAGGCTCGCTTCCATGCGGGCACAGCGAGAGCAAAACCGGTCAATTCGCATGGCGTCGGCCCGCTCGCTCTCAGACACCGGAGGCAAGCTCGCGTGAGTGTCTTTAATCCAGTCGGCGCGCTCATCTCGATCGGCGGCGCAGTTCTTTACACGGTTGGCGGCCTCAATCCGCAGCGCCTGGCGTCATCGAGCGAAGCTCGGTTTCCGGCGCATCCGACAGCCTCCGGCATGTTCTATCAGAGGACCGGTCTTGGCGAGCGCAGCCTTTCGATCGAAGCGCGCACGTATCCGCACGTCATGGGCGGCCTCGACGCCTATGCCGTCCTCACCGCGCACCACGAGCGGCAATCCGTGGTCCCGCTGATACGGCTGCGCGGCAACTATCAAGGCCTCGTCTCCGGCCTATGCGTGATCAGCACCTTGGAGGCAGACGAAGAGAAGCTGCACCCGTTCGACGGCGTCGGCCGGCAGATCGACGTGACGATCGGCCTCCTGATGATGCCGACCAACTTCAGCGGCTTTGATGCCTCGAACATCTCCAGTTTTGGAGCATTGCTATGACCACCTACACCGTCGCCTTTGCAGGCGAGCGCCTCGATCGCATCGCCAAAAAGGTCCTGCAGACGGAACACCAGGGCGCGGTCGAAGCGCTGCTCGATGCCAACGCCGAGCTGGCCGATCTTGCCGCCTCCGGCTTTGTCCCCGGCGGCACAGTCATCACCATTCCGACCAGCTTTAATCCCGCGCCGCAGGCGGCGCAGGTTCTCGCCTGGGAGTGACTATGCGAACGCCCGTCGTCCAGGTTATCGGCCAAAGCGGCGCCGATCTCGTGCCCGGTTGGGGCAAGGCCCTGCTATCCGTAGAGTTCACCGACAACGACGGCGGCGAGGCCGACGAGATCAACGTGACCTTTGCCGTTCAGGCCCCGTTCCCGAACAGCCCAGCCGAGGGAACGAAGTACCGCCTGCTCTACGGTTGGGCCGAGGGTCCGCTGCGTGACGCCGGCCTATTCACCTATCAATCCGACAGTCTGTCCGGTGATGCCGAGGGCGGCTGGACGATAACGATCACCGCCAGAGCGAGCGACTTTATCGACGCGGACAAGGCGGCCGACAGCGAGCATTTCGAGGACACGACCGCTGGCGACATCTTCGAGGCGCTGGCCGGCCGCTCCGGCAAGTCGGCCGTGGTCGACGCTGCGATCGCCGCCGTCCGTATCCCTTATCGACTGCGCTATAACCAGTCGCTTACAGGGTTCGCCAATGAGCTAGCCGAGGAGCTTGGTGGCACGCTGAAGTTCGCCGGCGGCAAGATGCTGGTCCCCATGCGTGCCGCCGGCAAGACCGCGAGCGGTCGAGAGATGCCTGTCATCATCATCGACTTTGCGTCCATCTTGGGGGGCGAAATTTCGACCGAAGGCAAGGGCCGCTACGCCACTGCCGGCAGCGGTTTTTTCGACCCGACAGAAGGCGTTCAAAAACTCTTTGAAGCCGCCTCGATCGGCAGCGCTTCCCGCTTTCTCTCTCTGCATCCGGCTCGCAGCCGCGAGGAAGCCGAATACGCCGCCAAGGCCCAGGGTGACGAGCAGGCGCGCGATACCGTCACGGGCAGCCTCGACATCGAGGGCAGCCTGGATGCAATGGCCGGCGGACGCGTGCAGCTTTCCGGCTTTGGCGCCAGCCGCGACGCGGCCGACTTGGTGGCTGCCTCGATCCATCACACCTTCACCTTTGACGACAGCGGCGGATGGCTGATGTCGATCGAGCTGGGAAACAAAAAGACGAAGAAAGGTTAGCCGCCGATCGGGTGGCCGGAGCGCGCTAACGCTCCAACGACGGGCCTTAGTTTGGCGACCAGACCCGTCCAACGGCAAGTTTGCACAACCGTCGCACCCGTACCCTGCAGGGCCGGGCCTTCGTGACTGAGTCGTGAGATGTTTGAAATGGTGAATAATGAAGCATGGCGGGATGTCCCCAACACTCATCCTCCGGCCGCCTGGATCGGCGGGAAGCGAAGCCTTGCACCGCGCCTGGTCAGCATGATCCAGACGACGCCGCACCGGCTTTATGCGGAACCCTTCGTCGGCATGGGCGGGGTCTTTTTCCGCCGTACGCGGGTACCGAAAACCGAGGTAATCAATGACCGGAACGGCGAGGTCGTGAACCTATTCCGCATCCTGCAGAGGCACTATCCGCAATTCATGGATACGCTCAAATTCCAGATCACCAGCCGTCGTGAATTCGATCGGCTGAGGTCTTGCGATCCCGCCACGCTCACCGACTTGGAAAGAGCGGCGCGCTTCATCTATCTGCAGAAGCTAGCCTTCGGCGGAAAGGTTGCGGGTCAGAATTTCGGCCTTCAGAGAAGTGGCGGCGCGCGGTTCAATTTGACGCGCCTGGCGCCACTCCTCGAAGACGTTCACGAGCGCCTCGCCGGCGTTGTTATCGAGAACCTGGACTGGCTGGATTTCATCGATCGATACGATCGCCCAGGCACGCTCTTCTATCTGGATCCGCCCTACTTCGGTAGTGAGGGCGACTACGGCAAAGCCCTATTCGGCCGTACGCAGTTCGCGGACATTGCCGCGCGACTTCGGCGCCTCAAGGGCGCATTTATTCTCTCGATCAACGACGTGCCGCAGATCCGCGAACTCTTCGGGGATTTCACTTTCGATGGCGTCGAACTCACGTACACGGTCGGCAGCAACAGCAACGCCACCAATGCCAGGGAGCTGATCATCACTCCGTCTCTTTGACGGGGAGGAAAGGTCGCCATGTAATCGGCAGTGTGGCGGCCGCTTTCATCAACAGGGGGGACAGGCCGGCCTAAAAGGGGTCTTTAAAGGCACTTTGACAGGCGCTTCGGAAGTTAGAAAATTCCGGAAGTTCGTGTCAAAATTCCGAAATTTCGCGGCGAGCTACAATCGAAGCGGGCCTGCTGCTGCAGGATATTTCTGCCGGGTGGAC